ACATACTTTTCTATGTAAGTTTCTATTGCATCTGCATGGGCTTGCTTAATATCTTCTGATGTATTGGGTATACCACCAATTTCTTTTTCTGTAACAGATAACTTATTCCAAAGTTTATCTGGTCTATTCATTGAAAACCCTCTATAGCCCCTTCTTTTTATATGGTATAATAATCTAGGCTTATTATTTTCTGCTAATATTGGCATACCATAAAATATAATAGCCATTAGCATATCCTCGAAAAATATCTCAGCAGTTTGAGGTCGAGCAATATATTCTAAAAAGAATGTATTAGGTGGGGCATCTTCCATACTGAACTTAGTTAATCCGTGTAAAGATCCTTTTGAACCAATACCGTCAGTTGTTCCGGATATATCATAACTATCACATCCAAAGCTTCCCATGTGCTCGTTTCCAGGATATTTAGTGCCTTTCTTTACTATTACATTGTTTTGCAAGTTTTTAGGAGGTACCCACGAAACTAAAAACCTTCCGCTAGGATTAGGACTAAAAATTACTTTTGTATCTTTAATTCCATTTTCCCAAGAAAACGATCCTCTAGTTATAACTCCTTGTCTTTCAAGATCCTCATTATAATCTATTTGCTCGTATATTTTTGTTAAGTTATATATACTATTTTTGGCTTCGTCGCGAAAAGCGTGCTCTTCTGTTCTTGGAAATTGTCTGTAATATTCATTTAAGCCATCGCTGTCATGCTTCAACCCATCTACCTCATTTTGCCAGAAGTCTATAACACCTGTATCGATGAGTTCCCCATCTCTGCCAATGACGGGTTCTGTTGGAGTATTAAAGACAGGGTATCCATAAGTATCAATATATCCTTCGTAGTTCCATTCCATAGGTATGAACAAAGAATATAATCCCGAGCTAGTCTGCCCATTTTTATTTCGCCTGTTAACATCTGAGTCTTTAAATAATTTTTTAAAATTTGAACCACCTTTGTCTAAAGCGTTTGATGTAGACCCCATCATACACTTACCAATAATCTTACTACCTAATCGTAAAGTAGTTTTTGTAACCCTCCAGTTATTTAAAATGTTGTCAGGTCTTTCCCATTTACCGGATTCATCATGAACTAAAAGCTTTAACTTTTCTCCATCATAACTGTTATCCCCAGTATTTTTCCAGTCAATTGTTGTGTCTAAACCTTCAAGTAATTGCCTATCAACTGTTTGTGTGATTGATTTTTTAGTTAACTTTGAAGCTGGAACCCTATAAGCTAATTCTGACTTAGGCCTATCCATACCGTCCTGTATAGGTTTAAAGAAAAAAGGATAGTTAATTGATATAGGTACAACTTTATCTGTAAACATTTTTTTAGCATCAGCTCCTGATTTAGATAGTATTCCAAACCTGCCATCTGAAGTTATTGTACCTTGATTAACAACCTCTCCCGATGCCATGTAGCTAAACCCAGACCGTCTATTTTTGAGGTAGACAATTCCATAACATCTTTTATCAGCCTTGCAGGCTTCCCAAAATATAAAAAATAATCTGTTTGCTTCTCTATAATCCGGGCTTCCAACATCAATTTTTGTCCATTGCAAGTACATATAATGAGAACCAGTAATATATGTAGGATTACCTTTGTTATAAAACCAATAGCCTTCGTCACGCTTTATAAATTCTTTATCAATAAAATCATACCATTTAGATTTAAAAGATTCTGGATATGTTTCCCAATCAAATATGCTTTTTATTTGCTTTAAATCTTTTGGGTATTCCGTTGACTCCCACATATTATTTGTGTTTGCTACATTGCTAGGCGTTTCAGGCAATGCTATACACAAATTCTGTATTTCAATTATTTCACCAATCTTACCAGTCATGCTTATAACTATAATATCATATTCCTTGTTATAGCCATACTCCCATTTGTTATAGCGATTCATTCGCTTTATAACATTTTCTTTAACAGGTGTTATTGTTTTTACAAGAGTTTGCTCGTGCATTATTTAGATCTTTTTTCAGCAAAACCACTAAAGCTTTTTTTCTGCTCTACAGGTTTATCTTCCATCAAGTTTTTTTCTGCTTCAATTCTTGATAAAATTTCAAAAGCATCGAAGATCGCTAGCTTTTTTGTAGCAGCTGCATTTTTTAATCTGTCGGCTGCGAGCTCGTCTTCCCCTCCATCAACAATTATTTCTTCTTCCGCTACTCTAATTAATTCTTCTACAGCTTTATACCCAGC